GTTGTTGTTCCAACCAGTCACAATGTTAGGGCAATTGTCATGCCAATAATCTATAAACCGACGCATCATCTCCTGCTCGTTATCGCAGAAGACATACGTCAGTTCGTTAGCATTCCAGTCAAAGGGACGTGTGCCCCAGGTGATGATCTCTTTGGAGATGAAGTCTTTGATAGTGATACAAAGAATCTCCTCAGCAGACTCTTCAACGGTAGGGAAACCGTTTTCAGATGCCACCTCAATGTCAATCGTCCAGATCTTGAGAGAGTTGAGATCCCAGTCAACATCACCCTTGTAGGTGTCTGAGATCCACTGATACACATAACGATCATTGCCATAAACGTTGAAACCTTCAACGTTCTCATACTTCTGAAAGTATTCACGGCAGTCACGGATGCCTCCTGGTTGAACAGGGGCAACGAACTTACCGTCTAGGGTCTGATAGTTAGTCTCCTTGTTAGAAGACACGAAGAGTGTGGGTTGAAAACGGTCACGACCACTGATGTGGTTACCATGATCTACCTCTCGGTAGTAAATGTAATCACCCCTTACTGCAACGTTAGTTTACATCAACTCTCCTTCTGTGAATACGCAGCAGCAATCTCTGCTGACGGATCCAGTATAGTAAAGATCGAGTCAGAAGTCAAGAAAAGATCACGTTGCGAAGTGTATTTTGGCCACTCTGTCAACTGTCCATCCTCAATGCTGTAGGCATCCTTGATAAAGAGTGATGGTTCTTCATCCATCTCTTCAATCATACCCACAACATAGACATCAGGTAAGGACTTCAGGAGTAATACTTTCAACATGTTCTTCTTCACCTCCAGTTAGTTTGTTGTACTTTTCTGCAATAATTTCGTATGGTCGATAGATTGTAACGACCCATTCAATTGGACACATAATCTTTTCCTCGGCAGACATAGGTGCCCAGGGATAGAACATGACACTGATATCATCGATCTGCTGAGGTTCTTCAGTAAGAACTTGTAGATCTTTATTCTCTACAGCATCGACAATGTAGGGTTTGCCAAACAGATATGCTACTGGTTTTTCAGGAGCATCCTTCGGACAGATTTCTTGAATGTCAGCAATGACATCCTCACCGCTTTTTAGTCTTGCGATTCTTACGCTCATAATATTCCTCAATAACTTGATCGTATGCTTTACGAAGCAATTTACCAACTGCTGCGTTCTCTGTAATATTCTGTTGTTCTTGAACTGATCGAATGTATGGAAGAACTTCTTCCACCATGCTTGCAGGCACTTCGATCAAGATCGTTTCTGTGTCCTCATAATTGCTTTTGGGACACAAGTTTACAAACGTGTGCATAGTTGCCTCCAAAACAAAAGAGACCCGTGTGGGTCTCTTTAATTATATACTATATAGCAGATTTATTTGAGGGTGTCAACAGCAGCAAGTGCTTTCTGACGAAGTGACTCAGGAAGAGGAACATAACCAAGGGAGTCTGCCTTCTGTTGCTGAGTAGGTGTCAGCATATATCGGAGCATGGTCTTCACATCTTCATTCTTTTCATACTCAGGGTATGCCAGGATCCAAGTCAAGGAGACGATAGGATAGGCATTAGCACCAGCAGGGTTAGCATCAGCACCACGCAGTTGATCATCAAGAATGATCTCACCAAGACCAGCAGAAGCAGTCTCAGCAGAAGCGGTGACATAATTACCTGCCTTGTTCTGAATTGCTACCTGTTGCAAATCACCACGGACATAACCATAGTTTACATAACCAATAGAACCAGGAGTGTTGGTGATAGCAGCAGCAACACCAGAGTTGCCTTTGCCACCGATACCAACTGGCCAATTCACAGATTTACCAGTGCCAACCTTTGCTTTCCACTCAGGGGAAAATGCCGACAGGGAGTTGGTAAAACCTTTGGTAGTACCAGAACCATCAGAACGATGGACGGTAGCGATGCGTTTATCAGCACAACCGAAGGTAGACCAGTTAGTGATCTTGCCAAGGAATACATCAGCAAGTTCAGTCTGGGTCATCTTGACTTCACAACCAGGATAGTTGTAGGTAGGAACGATAGCACCACCAGTCATGGGGATGTGAACCATACCTTCCTCAGGTTGCTTAGCATCACTTACAGCACCATCAGAGGCACCGAAGTCAACAGTCTTTGCTTTGAATTGACGGACACCTGCACCACTACCAACTGCTTGATAGTTTACTTGATTGCCCGTATCCTTAGCAAAAGATTGTGTCCAATTCTGATACAGCATTGCGGGGAAAGAAGCACCAGCACCATTCAGTTTGAATGGTTCGTTTGCTTGCTCAGTGGAACCACATGCCACCACCAGGGGTGCTGCCACGATGGCAGCTGCGATTGCTTTGAGTTTCATATAACAATACCTCAGAACTTGTACTTGGTGCCGAATTCAACCTTCCAGTCACGAGTGTCGTCACTGTCTTGGAAGATGTTTTCCCACTTGCCATAAGCAGAGAGGGAATCTGTAATCTTAATTTTGCTACCAATTTCAAGTGCTTTGAAAGTTTCCTGATCTCCAGCATCGGGCTGGGTCACACCAAAACCACCTTCAATGTAAGGGGATGCCTTACCCAATTTCCATTCATAACCAACTCGACCCTGATGAACTTGCTTAGAGAAGTCCTCATCAGTTCCTTTAAATTCGTGTTTCGACTCTACATAGGGTCCTGCAAGGGCAGGTGTCGCCAGTGCTGACATAGCCAGTGCGGCAAGTGCGATTGCTTTCATTTTGGAATTCCTTTTAAATAAACGAGGGTGCCCGACTAGAGCACCCAAGTAATATAGCAGACTTCTCCCAAAATTAGGGTAAAGAGTCGTTTAACATATCAATAAATTTTGATTAGTCTATGTCATAGACACGAAGTTGCTGATGTTCTGGAATAATTTTCTTTAACTCGATTGTCAGCAAACCATTATTAAATTGAACTTTACCAACTTCAACATCATCACTAATGTTGAAACCTCGTGCAAAGGTGCGACTTGCTACACCACGATGCATATATTCTTCTTCAGTTTTGTTTCTATCTTTCTTAGAACTGATCAGTAGAACATTACTCTGTGTGGTTACTTCAATCTCATCCTTTGACCAACCTGCCAGTGCCATTTCAATTCTCCACTTGACATTACTTTCCTTGACTAGGTTGTAGGGAGGATAAGATTCATTAACTGATCCCATCCCATAAGAATGTAGTCTATACATGAGATCATCGAGTCCAACACTGTATCTTTCTGTGGCATCGATGATGGCGTTCAAATCTTTTGACGCAAATTTTCTGAGTCCTGTCATTTGTTTACTCCTAAAAAGCAAGTATGTGATTACCGAACCCGTAGCATTCGGCAGAATTATTTAACAGTCACACATAGTCATATCGTGTGTGGTATACCGTCGAACATTTTACGGTCGTCACGAAAAAGATTAGATAAATATACATAGAACACCAAATCGAAATGTAAAAATGAAAAAGTTCCTCCCTTTGGTTATGTTTCTGATGGTAGCACCCGCACAAGCAGGTGGTCTTGTTACTAAACATGCGTCTAGTGTGCAACTGACTGTTGATGCTGCAGCATCTACTGCAACTAGAGTTGGTTCATCCTACGCAATCTCAGGTAGTGGAGTGAATACTACCGATGGTACAACTGCAGGAACTATTTCCACAGGAACTATTTCCTCTGGTCTTCTTGCCCCTGGTAATATTGCAGCAACTCAGGCAACTGACGGAAATGCATTTAGTTTCTCTCAGTCGTTTACACAAGGTGATGCAATCCCAACTGCAGCTCCTACTGTAGGTGATGTGCCTAACTTCTCGTCACTTACTTCCTACACAGCTGGCACTGCAGGTAATCTTGCAGGTACTGTAGGCACGACAGGTGCTCTTACGGTCACGGCTGGTGGAGCTGGCACTACAGCAACGGGACAATTCGTTTCCGAAATCACGGTAATCGACTAATGACTAGACTACAAGAAGCAATCGGTCTCGGGTTGGTTCTTGGTGTGATTCACGGGTTGACTGCCCCAGCATGGTCAGTCCCCGTGGTGCCAAACTTCACCCAGGGCTCAATGACGAGCCATACAGAGACCACAAGTAAAGTAACTGAAACCATCAATTCGATGGACTACAACACAGGATATCAATACTCGGCAACGGGTAGTGGTATTACTGCAAATGGAAACCTTTCTCCAG